TCTGTCTCCTTTCCGCAGGTCAAGTAAACTCCATCATTGTCCACCAGCTGAACCCCTGCATTGTCCGTAAGATAGATATTCAGATCCTTATCTCCGCCACCTTCATCAATCCGGCTGGCCGTCGCAAGAATTCCTCCAATTACGGTCCACATCCCTATGCCCCCTTAATCTTCAGAGGCAGATCCATGGATGGCTTTTCGAAATTACAGTACGCCGTAAACTGCCCTTCTTCTGTTACAATACGATCCACTTTGTCCCATTCTTTTCTAATCCTTGTCTTCTCTGCTTTTGATGTTATATCAGCCGCACACTCAATAAATGGGCGGTCCGTATCCAGCATTCCTTCAACCTTAATTGTCTGTGCATACGGCGGTGTACTTGTCCAGCCTGTCTCCGTCAGTGTCACTGATTTCTCCCCATACAGCCTGTTTACTGCTGTGTTGGTGTTATTCATGTCCAGTGCTCCGAAGCTCGTACCTTTCTGGGTGTACGTGGTCGCATCCTTTAATGTAACCTTCCCTTCCGTATCCGTTGTCATTTTATATTTCCGTTCTCCCTCAAAGAGATCATCCTTGTAATCAGTCTTTAACATCTGAAATCACCTCCTCCCAACGTGAATGCCAAAGACTTTCTTCCCGCAAGTGCTCCGGTGAAATTATTGTACATGATGAGGCATGCCGACTCGATCCGGTTCAGCTCCTCCCATGTGATGAACGGCTGGTTATCCTGATAGGTTTTCCGCACTCCCACATCAAACGGATATGTTCCTTCACAGATATGGTCCACATTCGCCTCAAACCGGTTGATCTCATCAGCGTAAAATCCGTAATCTGTATACGTCTTATCCTCACCCATCTCCTCAAAAGGAAACTCTTTCCACAATTCTCTGGACATATCCCGGAGTTCATTCAGATTATTTTTGATCCGGTTATAATCCTCGATATTCATGAAGTCACTGGCCTTCCAATCTGTCTTAGGAGTCTGCCACATATCCCATTTCCCTCCTTGCCTTTACTGATCCGGAGAATGCTCCGTTAAAATTCAGCGTATGCTCGTAAATTCTGAGCAACAGCCCTGATACATATTTGTTTTCCAGATATGCCAGATCGTTCGCATCAAGCCGCGGATCCCCGCGATAACTCAGATCATATTCCCGGTCCGCTTTCATGTAGTCCCCGATCCAGTCCGCCAGATCCGCTGCATGAACGATATCGGACACCAGAGGATTTTCCCAAGTCTCTACCGTTCCTGTGGTGCCAAGTTGACGGCTTACTTTCGCCTGCGATATCATGTACTCTTTTCCCGATATGACGACCTCACAGGCTCCCGCTACCCCGGAAAGCTCCACGGTCGCAAAGTAACACCCTGATTCTACAATCTTCGCCGTCTGCCCCTCCTGTGCGTCCGTGATTGCACATGCAAGGTCATATGAAGCGTTCGAAAAGTAAAATGTATATCGGTTATCCAATGCTGATACCGCTATCGTTTCCCTCGTGAGTTCTTTCACTGCTTCACTGCTCGGTCCGTAAATCGTGCGTACCACCTGCAGTTCCCTCACTTTTGCCAGCTGTGTGCCCTTCGGCGTTTTCGTCAGTTCTTCGCCATACTGAAATTCATAATCGGTACTATCTCCGAAAATCACATTGTCGAGGATTACGCGGTTATATGGTGTTCCCTCTGTAAATTCCATGATCATCTGGTCAAATTCCGGAAATTCATGGTTTACTGTAATAGTCTCATCCAGCTTCGCGATTGTATAAGACTCCTGCTGCACTCCTGCAAGATACGTGTGAATGATCATCTTCTTAGGCGGATTCTGGCCGAATTCCAGCGTGATCCCAAAGCATTTATATCCTGCTTCCATGTCGATCTCCAGAGACGGGTTTTCCGTGAAGCTGCCGTCTGCTGCCGCCACCTGTTCTGATATATAGCCCGTGCTGATTTCTTCCGAAGCCTGACGGGGTAAAAAGTATCTTGTTGATTTTACATCCGTATAGTCCCGCGCCGGTGATGCGTAGGCTCTTCTGGATCCACGCTGCAGGACTCCGGCCGCATTACTGTAATAGGTTTCATTGTCTGATTTTGCCATGGCATCTGGATTGAAACTGGATCCCATGAATATCTTTCCGGTCCGATCCTGATAAAGAAGACACCTTCCGGCGTTTGCAATCAACTGCAAAGCCTCCCGGTGAGACACCGCAGGCATGGGATTTTCTACCAGAATATCCTTTAAGTAGGTATCCAGCCAGTAATCGCGCCGGTCAACCCCCGCATCTTCCAGTACATCGACCGCTAAGTCGTACAGGCTGATTCCTCCCGAATGCAGGATCCCGCCATAGTACGTCCCCGTCAAGTCTTCGAAACGATCCGACGCTGTGAAGCTCATTTCTTCATCATCAGCTGACCACTCCCGAAGATATGCGGTTGCTCCCGGCATCCATTCCACAGAGCCATCATCTAATGTCTGACCATACAGCACTGTGATCTCCTGCCCGATTTCCAGATAGTTCACCGCGGACTCTGAATTCTCAATATCCCAAACGCGGTTCTTGTTGTTGATCGTCAGATCCATGTCCAGAGTCGGCAGTTCCTCCATAATCGGACTGATATGCTCCTTTTTCGTGGCAGATAAGATCTCGCGATTTCCGAAATAAATTCCGATACCCAGTGTGATCTGCTGGAGCCTGAACCGACTTTGCCCATTTACCATCTTTATCGGAGCGAATCTCAGGAATGTCGCTCCAATAAACAACTCGTCCGTGGTAAATGCCGCCGTGGTGTTCCCAGTCACTGTGACCGTGTGATTATCCGATTCAATTGTAAAATCAACCGGATAGGCTTTTCCAAAGTCTATCGTGACTCCTTTGATATCATGAGCCTCCGGAAGCCGGATCTCGATAGGTCCCAGAAGTGGTTCACTGACAAGCCCCTGATTCAGCACCACGTCCGCCCTTGTACGGGGAAGAAAGTACATGCTGCCGTCTACAACGCTGTAGTTCTGGTCACACGTCGCATACAGTTCTTCCACCTTATAATTGTCAAGCGGCATCTTAAAGCTGCTGTAGTAGGTGTACTTGTCGTGATCCGGCACATACGCAGATGCCTGTGCCTCCTGATTGATCAATCCGATCGATACCCGGATATATCCCTGAAGCCGGAAGCTTCCCTTCATATGTTCCTTGTATGCGTTGCTTGCTGACTGCATTATTCGATCACCCCGCAATCGATAATATTCACTTTGCAGTCCTGGTATCTGGTCGGAAGCCCGTCAGCGTCAAACTCGATCGGCGTGGCCGTCCGATTTCCGGGGTACATCCGGATCGTCTGGAAACAATTATGTACCATGTCCGGAATCTTCGCCGTCACCACAAACTTATCGAATTCCTGAAGCATCGCGGCCCACATCTCAGCATCCAGAAACTTCCACTGTAAGCTGTCTACCTTATGCTGATCCCGGCCGACCTTCTGCCCTACGAATTCTCCCAGAGCATTTTTTCCGTCTGATACGTTCGTTGCTACTACAAAATTCGCTCCGATATCTGGGGCGGGAAATTCCCGCCCGTTGATCGTGATCACTGCCATGTTCCCGCCTCCTTATGTCGTTTTCAGTGTGTAGCCAGTCCTCTTATCCAGCTCTGTCAGCTTCTTCTTGATATCCCGCACGTCGATCTTGACTGTCAGGTCCATCGCCTCGATGAGGTTGATGATCTGCTTCAGGAGATCCACCATAAGTGCCAGATACTGGTCACTCATATTGTTTCCGGACGCGAGTGCCACGGCACGGTCTACCATTGCCTGCATACGATCCTCCGGTGCTACAATCTCGCCGTAATGCCGGTTATCTCCGATCATTGCAAGCTGCGGTGTATTTGCCCTCACAAAGCCGCCCTGCGCCAGTCTTGGGAGTTTTACCGTGGACATATTCGGAATATCAAGACCGAAGCTCTCACCGCCGATTCCCGGCACCCAGTCCGGCACGTCAAAGCTCAGGTTATTCAGTGCGTCTATCATCTTGTTGACGCCCTTCACAACTCCGTTTGCCATCTTCTCGACTCCGGAAAGAATGCTGTTGATCGCTCCACGGATTCCGCTCCAGATATCATCAAAGATACTGATGGTCTTCTCCTTTAAGCCGCTCCATACGCTGGTCCATTTGTCCTTGATGCCATCCAGTGCTGTGCTTATCCCGGACTTGATAGCCGTCATGATCGCCGTGATCTTATCACGAATTCCTTCGGTAATGGTCGATACCGTGGTGCGGATTCCGCTCCAGATCTGCTCTGTCTTCGTCTTCACGGAGTTCCATACTTCTGCGATCTTATTGCTGATAGCAGTAAAGATGCTATCTACCAGTGCTTTTATCGCATTCCAGCAAGTCTCTCCAAAGGCTTTTACCGCATTCCATGTGATCGTCCACTTATTCTTGATTCGGTCTAATGTCAGCTCGATAATGGACCGGATCGCCTCGACCATGGTCGTCACCAGTGCCTTCATCGCCGTCCATGCGCCCGACAGCATCTGCTTTACACCGCTCCATGCTCTTTCCCAGTCAAGAGTAAAGACTCCTAACAGGAAGTCAAGAAGGCCGTTAAAGATATCAAGAACACCGCTGATCACATTTCCAACATTCGTGAGGAAATTAAAGAATGCATCGATTGCCTTCCCAAGGTGGCTCGCGATCTTCGGGGCTACATTCGCTATAAACCATGCCAGAAACGGCTGGAGAACTTTCTCCCATACTTCCTGAATGCACTCGGTTACTTTTCCTGCAAACTCCAGAAACTTGTCAATTAACGGCTGTAAGGTCGATGTGGTAAAGTCCGCAAAGCGATCAGCAGCATTCTGAAGCACCGGAAGAATATTCGCCTGAAATGTGTCCAGAAATACTTCTGCAAGCTTCGAAATGCCGTCGCTGAAGCTTTTTAAGAGTGGACTGATACTCTCATCATATTTTTTCTGTACCGAGTCAATCAGCCCTGCAAAGGTCGTTCTGATTGCAGATGTAACTGTTTGCACCACGTCCAGAATGCCTTGAAAAGCTGATTTGATCTTTTCCTGATTGTTTATGATCGGTGTCGCAATGAGATCTAAAACATCGCGGCCGAATGATCCCGCTAATGCGGTAACTCCCATAAACGCATCTGAAAAAATTCCGATAAGATCTGCAGTGATCTGCTTCCCGGATCCACTCCGTAATACTGTGAAGATCTCCGCCACTGCTGCCGACAGATTCCCGGCTATTCCTGCAATATCACCACCAATATCAAACATGGAAATGATATAACCCCGGATCCGGTCCGTATTCTGCTGCAGATACTGGTTCAGTCCCCCGAGAAGGTTGTCCGCAATCGACATCCCGATAGATCCGAACGATCCGGCTATCTTCCCAAGGCTGTTCGCCGCAGTAGCCGCAAACTCATCTGCGGACCGTTTTACCTCCGGATCCCCGAAAATACTCTTAACGGACTCCCGAATTCCGTCAACAGACCTCTGAACATCATCAAAGACTGCTATATCGCCAAACCCGCTCCAGAATCCGTTCATGAAAGACTGCCGGAGCTCATTGATCTTCTTCTGGATGCTGTCCAGACGGCTGTCGATCTCATCGGTTCCTTCTGCGAAGGATCCCATGTCGATATCTTCGGCACCATAATCCCCACCGGCTCCGCCGCCGGAGTTTCCGCTTCCGGAACTGTCTGAAGGATTGATTATGTTCAGCTCATCGATCCCCGTGGACATGCCTTTCATGTCCTTGGCAGCCTTCTTTGCCGCAGTTCCGGCTCCTGATGCTGCGGATCCTGCTTTGTCTGATGCCGCGGCGACTGCCTCCATTCCTGCTGCTGCCGCAGAGACTCCTCCACCGGATGATTTCTTTCCGGATATCAGCTCCGTAAATGCCTTGAACGCATTCGCCAGAGTCATCAGCTTCCCGATGATCGTATTGATCACCTTGAGCACCGGAGAGAGAACATTGATCAATCCCTGTCCGATTGTTGCCCTCAGGCTGTCAAATTGTAATTTGAGGATTCTTACCTGGTTTGCCCATCCATCGGAAGTTCTCGAAAAGTCTCCGGCCGCAGAGGTCAGCTGATCCTGCACAAATTTATACCGCAGGGCAACCTTTTCAGCCTCGGACATCTTCGCCGTCGTCTTGCCGAATCCATTTGCCAGAGCATAGCTGTCTAATGCGGTTTGCGTCATGACGATGCCCAGATCCTTCAGGCTCTCCGTCTCGCCGGTAAATACCGATTTCAGCTTTGTGTACGCTTCATCCTGACTGATATTGTAGAAAGACGCTACATCTCCCGCCAGACCGGTCAGCGTCGTTCCCATTTCGTACGCCTGCTGCTCACCGAATCCAAATGCCTTCGCCATAGCTCCGAAGGTTCCTGTGAACTTCTTTGCCATCGTCTCCGACAGTCCAAACTGAGCTGCGGAATTCTTTGCAAACTCATTGATCTTCTGATTCATTCGTGGGAACACAACGTCGACGACGTTCTGGACCTCCGCAAGGTCGGATCCGAGTTCAACGCACTTTGCTCCAAAATCTACAATCTTCTTTACAGCGAACGCGGCTGCCAGGGAGGCACCTGCTTTCTTTGCAAGTGCCTGGATCCCTGTCATCTGCTTCTCAAATGTTCCTTTATTGACGACCAGATCCAGCCCGATCTGACCAACACTGTCCGCCGCCATACCTATCACCTGCCTTTTAAGACAGGCACATCGGCACAGCGTCTTAGATTCTTAACTCAAATATTTTTTTACAGTCTTTATTCTTACACTTAAAAAAGACGCCTCTGCACTTGGCGTCCTCGGATCGATTCGCATTGACCGGATGCCCACAGTATGGGCACCGGACTTTCTCCTGCTTTACTTTTTCAATTTTTACCGCCTCCAAACATCTGAGCCATTATCTGCTCCAGAGCAGCCATCTCACGGTCATAGTTCTTTTCCGTCATATTATCGGCCTTACGGTCCCGCCATGCATCGTAAATACGGCGCTGATCCGTCGTGAAATGCTTGATCACTTCCTTATCCGTCTCGGATCGGATGGCTACTACACGCCCCAAAGCGGTATCCGGGGACAGCCCGGCCAGCAGCGACTTAAACTCATCCCAGGATACCGTCTCAAATTCTTTTGTTCGGATCCTAAGCCCGTACTGCGAGAGGAAGCTGGAAATGATCAGGTCCCAGTCCTCAAACAGGTCGTAGTACGGGTCAGTGCTCTCCCGATGTGTCTGTATCTCCTGAAATGACGCTTACCGCCGCTTCTACCACGGTGATAAGGTCTGCAAAATTCAGCTTCATGTCATCCAGTACTTTTCTGGATTCCTCAGGGAACACGAGATTATACAGTGTGATGACCTCTTTCGGCGTCGGATCGTCCCCCACCAAGTTCATGACCTTTAACATGGTCGGCGCATCCGCGTTCACCTCGATCTCCTTATCCTTGATCCTCAGCTTCGGATTTCCATCAAATTCCAGCTTACTTGTAATATCTACTACTTTTGCCATCTTCACTCCTCCTTATAATGTTGCTGCCGCCGTGAATGTCGGTTTTCCATAGAATACCGTCTCAAACTCCAACGTATCCAGATTTGTAGTATCGCCGCCGCCCGGGGTCGTGACGTTGATCACCACGATGCCGGAAAGTTTTGCACCGGAGACCATTGTCCATTCGAATTTTGTCATAACGTCCTGCCCGAACTTCCATGCGAGTCCTGCAATATAATCGTTTCCTGCATCTCCCACGGATCTCTTGCCTTTAAAGCTAAAGCTCAGTTTCTTTCCGGTCATTGCGGCTTTCGCCCAACCGGCTGCATCCATTGCGTACCACTCTTCCACAGTGCCATCAATGGAAGGAGAGAAGTTCTCAAGGTCTGACGGCATCGCCATGTTTTCGTCCAGGCTCTCCTGTCCTTTTGTGCCGAATTTAAAAATATTGTTGTGTACCGGGTACACTTTTCCTACTGTATCAGCCATTTTTTCGTCCTCACTTTCTCTGATAGATGAGATCCAGCCAGATCACATACTCATATATCCCGCTGTCATCCGTCCCCACGTCCTGAGGTTCAGGCACCATCAGGCAGAGATACCTGATTGGAGTCTCTCCGATGGTCAGACTGGTTATCTCTCTTAACTTGTTAAATAATCCATATGCCGCCTTTTCGCTCTCTCCCTTGCTCTTAGTCCAATGGACCAGCAGGGAGATCGGTCTGGTATCATAGGTCGTATGTTCCAGACCGCCCAGTGCGGTATGCGGCGGACCGCTGGATGCGCGGCCATATACGCCGACCGACTTCTGTTTCTTATTGTCCAGCTTGCCGATATAGACGTTCTCATCTGCCGCAATTCCCAGTTCAGCGATCCATTGCCGGATCTCCGGTAATGTCAGCATCAGACACCACCTGCTTTCTTATAGAATCTCTTGAATGCATTCTGTGCAAAGTCTGCCTTGTCTCCACCCGGAAGCCACGGTGTAAACCACTTTCCTCCGGCATTTGGGTTTTCCGTCTTTTGGAAGTGATATTCCGGATGATAGTAGAGGCGGCGCGCATACGGCGTACTGGATACGATGGATACCCTCCCATTTGCAGACTCACTGTAATCTACGAACGTCGCGTCCTCTTCCAGATGTCCTGTATCGAACGGCATAACCTGTGCCTGTACGATTTCGGTACGGAACAGTGCATCTGCTGTCTGCTCCAACGCCGTCACCGCCGCCTCCGACAGCTGCCGGATCCGCGGCCAGTTTAACTTTACCGTTGATTTCACTTCCATCAAACTACCTCCAGACTGCAGAAGTTCACCGTTCCATCCGGGTTCCTGTTCTTGCAGCCCTGCTCGATCCGGCGCTCTGCGCCAAATACCGTCAGGGTCCCACCGCTTAATGTCGGCATATCCGGGGCGATGTCTCCCGGGAACAATGCGCTTCCCGTGATCTGCACCAGCTTCTTCTCAGCTGTCAAGATCGTTTTTGCACGGTCCTGAAAATTGCATATCAGATCTGCGTCAAGCACATACTTCGGTTCTCCGAGGTTATTGAGCTCCTCAGATTCCAGACGGACGTGCACAGGCGTCTTGCACAGCCGTTTCGGCACTAAACATGGGTATTTCATCGTCTCACCTCGCTAACCGGCAGCACAGCCCCGTCTGACACAACAGAGCGTACACATCGCGCTTCATGGCTACTCCCTTATCTGTAAACACATTCCAGGAACTGCCAAACTGAGATGTAACGCCGTTGATCGTGTAGCTCTGAAGGATCGTGTCGATCTCATCCGCGTTCTCCGTCTCGAAGTCTGCCTGTTGGCATATGACTTCGCGGATAACTTCCTGCTGAAACTCTGTCAAATTATAAAATCCCTGGCCTACGATCCGATTGTAGGTCAGGGAATCAATGTGACGGGACGCCTGCCGGAGGGCTTTTGTCAGCTTCTCCTCCGGCACGGTCTCCCCGCCATATTCGGTCTGGTAGTATTCCTTTGTCACATACGGTTCGTATGCCATAGGACCACCTCCGATCAGGCTCCTGTATACTCTGTAGTATCTACATCAACGTATACACTGTCGATCTTTCCATCTTTGCCGTTCGGGAATACAAAGGTATCAGACAGAGAGCGGTTCTGATACAGATATCCATCGCCCTCTGTGTGGGCTCCAGGCGCGAAATAATAGATGCTGGAGATCTTCGGGACTGTTTTACAGGTCTGTCCGCATGCCACCAGTACATTGATCTTGTGAGCTCCTGTTACCGGAGTACCGTCTGTAACCTTTTTGAGTGGTGCAAAACCACCGTTCTCCGGTTCCCAGTCAAATGCATCATAAAAGCGTTCATCGTCCACAACTTCCATGATCGGCACGCCATCGATCTCTGTTACACGGGTTTCGATTCCCAGTCCACCCTCTGCAATCTGTGTCATTTCGATCTTTCTGGTGAACTCTGTAGACTGCTCAAGGGCATCCATGATAGTGCTGCACACATACATTATCAGAGTTCCATTCGCCTTGTATCTGCGAAGTTTTCCTTTTGCAAGGATGTCCTTCAGCATTCCAAATACTTTCGCCTTGGTATATGTTGCTGTCGCAGTTTCGGAATGATATCCGTCTGTTTTCTGTGCTGCCTGCGCAACCTTGGAGAAGAACAACGCATCTGTCTCCGGAACGACCCATGTCTTCTCAAAGGTCTTGGAAATATTGTTGATCGATGCTGTTGCGTTTGTCTCGTCCACATCCGCTCTATCTACCAGGAAAGAAACATCTCGATCATGAGTTACTGTGTACGGAACATCTTTCTGTGCATAGCTGCCTTTGTTCCAGCCGCCATTACGGTTGTGATTCTTGTATCCAGAAGTAGACATCTGTGTGAAATGGAAGGTTTTTGCATCCAGCCATTTAACATTTGTAGTTACGAACGGGGAAGTTAATGTTCCCTGCATGAGGATTTCTAAAAGCTCCGGTTCCCATACCTGCGCATAGTTTAAATTCGGCATATATTCACCTTATCCTTTCTTAATTGTTGAAACGATTCCAGCGCTTCGCCGGAACGCCCGTCTGCTGTGTCTGTGTTGCCTGCTGAGACTGTCCTGCACCTGCGGTTCCACTTGCCGCCCCTACCTGAACAAATCCGGTAGTTCCGGTTACCTGGGGTTTCAGTGCCGGCACATCTTCCAGCACTTTGTTGAGTGCTGTTTTCATCGCCTCATCATTGATTTTCCCATCCTGACCCATCACCTGGCTGAAGTCTGCCATTTTCAGTACATACGGAATCGCTTTGGCATACAGTCCCAGTTCGACCGCAGTCATCGTTGCCATACTCTGGATCTGGGCCTGCTGTGCCGCTGCCTGAGCCTGCGCTACCTGAGCCTGCATCGCCCCTACATTCGGCTGATTCTTCTCTTTCTCCGCCTTGAATGTCGCGATTGCCTGCTCTACCTCCTGCTGAGAAAGTCCCTGCTGCTTGAAATAAGCCTTCAGCGCTGTCTCTTCCTTCGCCGCCAATGTTCCATTGAGCATCTGCTGGATTCTGTCATAATCGACTTCCGGTGTTTTAACGCCCTGCTGACCAGCTCCCTGTCCAGTTCCTGCTGCCGGATCCTGCTGACCGGTTCCAGTGCCTCCTGCACCTCCTTCTCCTGTTCCACCTGCTGGATCTGCGAAAAGCTGTAAGTTCATGGAAAATCTGTTCTTTTTCATCTGGTTTCTCCTTTCCGTTTTGAGGGTGTCTCCCTATCATCCATTTTCATCGGTGTCGCCGGCCGCGCAGAGTTTAATGCCATGCTCGCGTTTGGGCATAAAAATAATACGCATTTCTGCGTACTACTTAATTTCGATATCCGGGATCAGTCTCTCCGGATAAATTACCAACTCATAGTGGTATTTATCCGTCGTTTTCGGTTCTGTCTGTTCCATCACATAGCAGGTCCAATCATTCAGATAAATGTAGTCTTTGTAATACTGATCTTCACCCGTTTTAATCGTTACTACCAGTTCATTCGAGCTGTTATTGCCAAGCGACATATATCCTTCTGCCTGAAGCATAATCGTATCAGTCCTGGCATTTGTAACGGTAATTTTACGGTAAACATTAAATTCATTTGCATCTTTGGATAAATTATAGTTCACCGTGGCTGCTGTCGATGTCGAACAACCAGCTGTCCCTGCTGCCACACTTAAGGTCATAAACAGTGCCATCATTTTCTTTTTCATTTTTGATATCCTCCTGATATTTTGTTGCACCGGTGCAACTCGGATTTTTTACTTGAAAAGTCCTTGTCGGCGGTGTAAAATACTTATAAAGAAATAAGAGCTATTCACAGTACCCATAATCCTTGCGGATTGTACAGCCGAATAGTTCTTATTTTTTTCTTTCATAGATTCCTATCATTTTTCCGTCTTTGTACAGCCCCACCTTGTCTATAAACGTGAGGTGCGTTGATCGGAACAGGTCATTGATTTGTTTCTTTATCTCGCTCATATCCAGCGGGCACTCTGTCACATCAAAAATAAAGCAGTTCGCCTGGCGTTTTTTCTTCTTCACCGCGTTATAGAAAACATTCTTTCCTGCGGTGCTTACCGTCTTAAGATCCCATTCGATTCCATCTATCCTGAAATCCGGTGTCGAAATTCCCTGTGGATATGTAACTCTTGGTATCATCTGAACGCGCTTTCCGTACAACCGTGCGATTCTTTCGGCGACTCGCTTTTCATGCTCCGAATAATCCAGGAGCACCTGCTTTCCGTCTACCTTGTATCTCTCCTTGCCTGTTGCATATTCCAGCAGATCTGTAACTTCACCAAGTCTGTTGCCCTTCGTCGTCCACTCAGTAGTGATGTCGTCCGGCGTCCCTAAACTTCCTGAAGCTTTGCTCTCAAATTGAGAATGAATTGCTTGCCACTCCTGCGTTTTCTCTGTGTACTTCTTCCGGTTTTCTGCATCTAAGGAGTACCGCGCCAATCGGCTGTACTTTTCCTCCTGGCGTTTTGCATATTGCTCCTGAGCCTCTTCCCGGTTCTTTAGTCCCACTTCTTCCAGTTCTTTTTCTGTCCAAGTGTCATCTGCTGTTGAGATTCCCGGGAAGTAAGTTGTGTGGCTATCTTTGCACCGCGGATGGTACAAACCATGAGCGATAGCATAGCTCATCAGCGGATAGCGCTTCCCCGTCTCCGGATCCACGCCGTCTGACCGTCCGCCGCTCCACACATCATCGATCAGGACCTTTCCCACGAACGGAAGGCACTTTGGGCATGGGTTCCCGCCTCTCTTTGCCAGAATGACGGTCGTGATTCCCCATTCCTGCCGTTTTTCACCTTCGCCCTGAAGGTATGCCCGCTTACTGGCGGTACGGATCGCCATGTCTGCGTAATCCTTCAACGTATGCTGGGCACCATTCGAGAATGTAACACAGCTCAGCCCCCGGGAGAGCATGTCCCTAGTTGCCATGTCCACAGCTTTTTCGTAGGTTCCTGCCCCGGTGTTCGCGTATACCTGTGCGCTGTAAATCGCCTTCCGGTAGTCATCGTTTGCTTTCCTCAGAATCGCCGTCTCAGCCTTCTCCATGTCCGATACCGTCGCTTTTATCAGTGTATCGAGTTTTCTATCATTAAGCTTGAAAAACTCTCCTGCCGCCCCGCGTGTGACTTTCTTTGCTCCCTGGAATCCATTCTTGATTGCTTTCAGGATCCGGATCTCCTGGTTCATGTTTCCACGCGCTCTTGCCTCCTGGATCAGTGCCTCGATATGCGCATTGATATTCTTGAACTGTTTGGAATACCGCCTCTGATTCTCCTTCTTGTATTTCTCCAGAGCTTTCAGTTGCTCGGTCTGCCACATGGACCACTCATATCCTTCTTGGTCTTCTTCCGCCCTGTGTCGGTCCATGTTACGCATCATGGAGTCGATCAGTTCCGCTTCGATCTTCCGGAAAGCCTCTGTAATGTCATACTCGCTTTTCTCCGCCATTCGCATTCACCTGCCTGTTTGCCAGCACCCGGAATCCCTGAGACTTAAAACCGCGGGTGAGTGCTTTCAGTTCGGTCACGCTTCGACATTTATCATTTCTCAGCTCAGCATATCCATCTTTCTCGACTGCATATACCCCGAACGGAACCTGATCACTCGCCACCTTCAGAAGTCCCTGGTACTCCTCCCGGCTCATCCGGTACATTCGGTTCATGATTTTTACCTTCATTTCCATTGCCTCCCAGATTTACATTAAAAGAACCGGCAGCCATATTGACTCCCGGTTCTTCCATTTCTACAATCCCCTGCTCCGCCTTCAAGCGGCTTACTTCCTCTTTCTTCCACTCATCATCACGGGAATCTCCGTACAATTCTTCCACTGCTGCCTCAACGCTCATCAATGGCGCTCCCGGCCTTGCCTTCGCCATTGTTTCAACCTGGCTTTCGAAAGATGGGTTTGCATATTCTCCAAACGGTATATCTACCTTCACTTCTTCGATTGACTGCCCCATGAGAATGTTGTACGCATTGACCGCGGCGCTGACCACCTCCGGCAATGTCTCCTGCAAAGCTTCCACAATCGCATTTCTGGTATAAAGTGTTGTCTTCTCCTTTTCTCTCTGTGCATCCGCATTATCCAGCTTTTTCGTATCGATTCCCAGTGTACTTGGGCTGATGATTCCCTGCAGACAGAGATCCAGTGCCGTGATGTAAGATGCCGTGTAGCTGTCATGGGGAATATTAGGCTGATCCGTCTGAACTTTGTTCTCTGCCTTTTCAGACATATCATTGTCTGCGGCAAAATACCTGCAGTCAAACGAATTTGCCCGGATCGTCTCTCCCGTCCTTGGGTCTCTTGGAACCAGCGACTCCGGGATATACGTCTTGGCCCTGCCTGCACGAAGCGCATCCATCCACTGAGACCACACTTCATCAAACGCATCAAAGGCATCCAGCTTTCCATCAAACATCGATCCGCCTCTGCCCTCATACTTCGTTGACTCATATACATGAATCGGCACAGCCAGGATCACTTCTTTATCGAATGTATAATCCTTCAGATCCTTTGTCACATCCAACACTTTGAGATCCACTAGCTGTTCATCCAAATACAGTTCATTTGTTATATACCCATAGCCGTAACGCTCATTGAGCACATACTGTCGTCCCTTGCTATAATAAGGGGTCTTAAAGATAACTTCACGGATCTGATCCCGCCGCTTAATGATCTCTATCCGGTCTCCTGGATACCATTCCAAAATCGGATATTCACTGATCGCCGTATCAATGGTCACCTTGAAAGCACCGTCACCGATATACAGGATCTCTTTCAAAGCTTTCTCCATCTTTTTCCGGAATTTATTCTTTTTTTCAATGGATTCCCAAAGTGTTCCGATCTTATCACTGTCAAATTCAAAGTCATTCATATCAGCTAAAACAATTGCTGTCAGCACTCTGATAATCAGCTGAGGAAGCCCTGTGTGAATCTTACGCATCTCCATGCCCGGCGTACACTTGGACGCCCAAAATTTATATTTATCTGCATATTCCGTGAGATGTCCATACAGCTGTTCCAGCTCATTTCCATCTCCCCTATACCAGATCCGGTTCCTGATTGCGTTCGTCTCGAAATCCATCATCTCATCAATCTGAATATTATACGGAGTTGCCGGCTGGATCTTGAGCCAGCTCCGTACACCTCTGCGAATGTTATCACTCATCTTCTCAAAAAACCTCATTTCACATTCTCCTCAAATCCAATCAGGTTCCTGTATGGGATCCAGGAATACTGGTTCGCGTTGATCGTATGGTCGTTCCGGTCCTCCGGCTCATCCTTGTCTTCTTTCCAGCTGTATTTATCAAGCTCTGCCAGATGCTCCGTGCAAGCATCCCGCACCAGATAGCATCCCTGCTGAATCCATCCGAGCTGCAACTTGATACGATCCAAGATCGTCAGTTTCTTGTATGCATCCCAGAAATTATACAGACAGCTATGGAGCCGCTTATACTTCTTTAACTCCGTGAGTGTCGCCTGATCGGCGTTATCTACAAAGACATCTCTCGCTAGTCCCCACTTCTCACGGCACTGTTCCAGGAAGCTGATCAACTTTACGGCCGTGTCACTCGGTGCGATCGGTTTCTCCAGATCAGCGTTATTGTAGACACGTTCCTCCAGGGTGATCAGTCGTCTATCTTCTGTGATTCCCTGGAAGATCATGGCGATCGTATCCGGAGATTTTGTCGAGTAGGCGGTATCTACTCCGGCTGTGAACTTCTTCCACACAAGTTTTCCGGCTTTCATCTGCTGCCGGATCCACGCCTCTGTTACAACATGTTGCTTCCGGTCAAAGTTCACAAACACAAGTCCGGTCGCTTTTCCACGAAGACCCTGAATCTTATTCTTCCAGATCTTCGTCCCCTTCGGCGTATTCGCCAGGATCTTGTCCAGCTTTTCCTTCGGCAAACCTAAATTATGGGTAAAAGAAAAGAACCAATGGACCCATCCGGGCTTTGGTTCTTCCTTCAGTTCATCTTTAATTTCCTGCGGTGTCTCCGCCTCCCACTCTGGAAGCGGGCGGCTGCAGTTAATGTACTCTTTGTATATGTCAAGCGATGGATCATCCGGGTTTAATGTTGCCATGAGGTAGTCACATCGCATCGCCGCTTCTCGGACAAAGTCAATGTCCGCTGTGTTGATCTCATCAATGTACAGGCAGCCGTACTGGCCGCCCAGGGCTTTCTGCCATTTCTTCTTATCTCCGTAGCCCATGACATAGATGATCTTGTCACCGCCGGGGGCATGGAAAAGGATATGTGGGATCTTATCGTCTTTTGTTCCATTGCCGTTGTAGACCGCCAGGCTCCCGAAATCATCAATGATCCCCAGGTCCTTGTTGATAATGTTCTTCTCCGCGGTTCCGGTATCTTTTGCTGCAAGGATATGTAATTTCTTCGGGGATGCTGCTACCCGCAGCATGAACTTGAACAGGCCCACTGTTGTCTTTCCTGCTGCTGTTGTTCCCTCCAAAAATTCTACCGGTGCGTCACACCTGAGAAACGCTTTATATTTTTCCGACAACACAAGGCGTTCTGTGCTCACTATCCATCACCCCGTATCTGTTTCAGCAGATCATCCAGTTTCGACTTCTCTGCCTCTAGGGATCCCGATACCTCTACCTTATCCTTGAACATTCCCAGGTGTCGGCCCAGGAGTTCTGCTGCCTTCAACTTATCATTCAGTTTTACCTCTATTCCATTCTTTCCCTGCTTGATTCCCGCAAGTGCCTTGACCTGATATTCCGTCAAAGAGCTGGTATCCTGGATTTCAACTTTCCCGCCTTCAACATAAACGTAGTCCGTCAGCCTAGCAAACGCAATCGCCGCCAGTTCCCGGACAACCATATCCTGTGTGATCTCAGTCCGCTCCTGCCGATCCTTCATGCGTTTTTCAATGTAGGCTGCAACGTTAGCATTTGTTAGCAATCTGCTTCCATTCGCCCTTGCAACCTCATCATTCTTTACTCTTGGGTAAGCGACCTTGTAAGCCCGGGTGGCATTCAGATCGATCAGATACTCATCCGCAAAGATCTTCTGTTTTTTTGTCATCCGGACTCACCTCGCTTTTTAATGCGATCCCGCCGTCACCATAAAGGACTGCCGATTGCAGCCCTTAAAGGAGGTCTGCCATCTGGTGGCGTGCGCGCCGCATGTCAATGGACAAAGAAAAACACCTGCCGAAAGACAGGTGCTCTCTGGATAGCGTTTCCGCCGTCCAACTGGTTTATAATTCTTTCTAGACAAACAGGACACCGAGGATCGAACTCGCGGCTCATGCTCCCTTCCGCCCCGGGAGATGTCCTGGTATTCGGCGGTCGGAATACGAACCGACCACCTAGTACTGTATTGGGTCAAGCACTTTATGGAAAAAGAAGGTGTAGGAAGCCGCCGGGCTGTATGCCTTTGGCTTCAGGTTACACTATAACATTTTCAACCGTGACATGTGTGACATTCGTGACAAACTTATTTTTCCATGAATCTCTGATACTCTTTCTTCACGCTCAGCTCAGTTGCATTTCGTCCCATACGGGCAGCAACCTCGGTCCATGTCATATCCTCAAAGATCTTATACCGGATGATTCTCTGCATTCTCTGGGGAATTGTAAGCATCCAAAGATCCACCTGCTGCTTGATCTCCTCTGCCCGCCGGAGCCGTTCCCGAAGAATCGCCTCCCGCCGGTCCAACTCATCCGGGTCTTTTATCGCCGGATATGCCAGGCCTTCGATGTGAAAGCTCTTGGCTGTATACGGAAATTCGTGCGCGGAGCCGGTCACCCGGTCCTGTTCAACCCTCTTCCGGCTTTTCTTTATCTTCAGAAGCGCTGCCTTCGCCTCCCGTACCTGCTCGCAAGCATCTATGTACTGTTTCAGTATCTCCTTGTCCATCAGTCTCACCTCCCTCTCTATGCCTCGACCCCATATTCATACCCGCATACGCCGGGTGCGCAGCGCTCCAGCTTTTAGGGCTAGAATCCGCAATCATGGCCTCATACTCACCTTCTCGTTTCCTATGCACAAGATTTTTAAGCGCTCTATGTTCATTCTTCGTCCTCATGCCCCTACTCCTTTCTTAAGTGCGCACATCGTGCACAATCCACGGGCTCCCTGCTCCTCTGCGATCTCTGCCAGTGGGATCCTCCAGCATTTCGCCCCACACTCCGGACACTGTGTGATTCTCCATCCAGGCTTCCCATGCTGGATATTGGTATACAGTGGCATGCAGTAGTAACCTCCCCGATCAGTAGACTTCCTTGGCTCTATCTTCACTTTCATCTTGGTCTCCTCTTACTCAAATTTCAGTTTACTGGTCCTGCCTTCTGTTCCACTCTTCTTTTACTTTCTCAGGGTCTCTACCTGTCGGATATCCTTCCGGAGGAACAGGACAATCTGGATTATTGCATTTAATCATACACATATAACCGCCGCTTTGCCATGCTTCAAGTTTTATGTTCGTTCCTCTACAATAACGACACGGTTTCAATTTCATAGTCTGCACCTCCTCCAAATCTTAATACCGGCGCTGTCTTATGTACTTTAATAAATCCTCTACCCCCTGCTGGTATCCGTTGTAATAATTCTGAGCCTTTTGGATATCCGCATTGCAGTTAATGCTTGCATTGTGCTGCAGGATATTAGCATTCTTTTCTATCTCTTCATATTCTTTCTTATCCATCTATACCTCCAAATCTTAATAAAGGTCATCTGCATCATCTAAGAAATTCTCATAGACCTTGCATCCCTCGCAGGTCTGCTCGTTGCATTCCGGAATATAGTTACAATATGGACACCTCATAACATCCTCCAATCTTTTTTCTTCCACCTCTGCCCTGTATGGCTCCGGCAACGGCATCCATGCATTCACAAAAAAACCTGTAGAAAGATATGTGTAGTCCTCATCTCCCGGGTAGAATGCTCCGCTGCCGTCATCATCAACTCTATAAGTCGCAATATCCGGGAGTGTATAATTATCAAACGAAACCAATATATAGGTCTCTGGTTCCGGCAGTTTCTCTGCAACCGGGATCCACTGCTGCCGTTCTTCACCTTTCATTCGCTCAATTTCATCCGAGAGCCTCGCAACCCGTTCCAGCATCTGGCGGGCCTGCTCCTGCGTCTCATCCTGTAATTCGGACACCTGATCCGGTGACAAGCCTGACTTTTCATAGTCCTTCAGCTTCCAGAGCGCTCCGTAGAGCTTCTGCCACACTTCATCGGTAATCTCTGCTCCGGGTGCGATCTGCTTCCAGTACACGCCTTTCAGCCACCAGCTCCCGTTATCTCTCTTTTCTGTCAGTCTCATCCGTTTTTCCTCCCCTCATCTGCTCGTCCAGTCCATTCATGGCACACACGCCGTTACACTCGGATGTTCTCACATTCTTCCAACTGCACTCCTCGCATTTGAATGTTTTCTGATCATCCCCGGCTTCAACGGCTCTCCGGATGGATTCTCTGCATTTCCAATAATCTCTCTCCATCTCATCCGATACGGAGATCCTGATCTCCACATGCGGGAACGGGAATAATTTAATCTTCTTCATGACTGGCTATTCTCCTCCTTTTTTTCGTACAGCGCACAACTGGACACATGATGATGGATCCAGCCTGAACCACATGCTTTTCGCTCTTTACACGGGTCAAGATAGACAAGATTTCCGCTCATGCTGCAGATTCCATACCTTACGCCATGTTTCAGCCCTTCCTTCGCCTTGCATCTTGGGCACTCCTTGCAATCTAAAAATTCTCTATTCCCGATAAACACTGCTCACTTCTCCAGATAATTTCTCCCAAACTCCTGCATCCACAACTCATGCCCATACTTTTCCTCAAATGCCTGCTGCGCGATTCTTTTAAGGTGCTCATCCACCTTGCTATTGCAATGCGGAGCTTCCGGTCCGTGCTCATGATGCCTTGCTTCGCAGACATATCCCCACAGACCATAATGTTCCGCTTTCTTCCGGTACGCCCCGAACCTCCCGTATACAAAATGATGCTTATGGAGACCTGTGTGACACAGTTCCCCATAATATCCATTCCTCTCCGCTTCCTCGCGGCACAGGAAGCACTCCCGGTCAGCCGGACCTGTCCGCGCCTGTATGATGCTCTTTGCCATTGTCCTCTGCCTCCTGTGTCTGTATCGCTCCATGACAGACCATCTCTGCGTAGCTGCGCCAGCCTTTTCTTGCTGCTCTTGCCATGCCGCGGAGCACCAGTTTCCGGTAGGTGTCCCATGCGTCCCTTGTGTACTCCGTCCATAGCTCTGTGCCGCTTGACATCATGATCCGCCATGTGCCGTTATATACGCTTTTGCTTTTTTCGTATTTGCTTATGCAGCTTTTATTGATTCCGATCAGATCATGCACGTCCTGCGCGTACAGATTGTCATATTCTATGACGCCTGTCCGGATGTTCTTCAGCATATAGAGGTTCTTCATATCGCTACCTTATCCGCAATTTCTGCCCATCGGAAAGCCTCTGTGAGTCCTCCCGGATACTCCAGCACGATCAGATGCTTATGCTTTGCAATCACGGTTCCCCGCCGGTGTGCAATCCCTGGTTTTGTACTGTCCGGATTTATGTTTACATATCCCTTCATCGTGGTTACGGATATGCGATCTCCCAGCTTGATTTTGTTTTTTATCCTATCGATTTCTGCCGGGTAAATACCTCCCCGCGGATCGACGCTTGGATGTACTGTATTCATGCTTGGCGCTCTATTACTCAATGACAATACCCTCCTCTGTGATCGTGATTTTCTGGATGAGTTCCGGATGCTGGCGTAAGTAAGTCAGTATCGGTGTGCAGATGTTCTCCACATGCCGTCTCCACTCCGCCCGGATCCGCGCTTCCTCGCTCTCCTGAACCTCGCTGCCATCGTGGCATTTGATATAATTTTCCGGGAGATATTGTGGGAACTGTTCGATTTCCATCTGTCCTTCCAGCTGGGGTTCCGCTGTCTGAGCTGACTCCTGCTGCCTGTTTCCCTCTTCAGCTTTCTCATCCCCCACAAATCCGGCGGGCGCTGTGCTATGGATGGCTACAGGCGTTGCAGGAGTTTCTGGGGTGGTCTGCTCTGACGGTACCTCCTCCTGGGGCACTTTCCGCGAGCGGCTTGGCAACTTTTCTGCTTCCCTGGCCTTCGTTACTTTGGATACTTTCCGTTCTTTCTTCTTCTCCTGCTTTTCTGTCGGTTGCACCGGTGCAACTTCCGTTTTTTTCTCTGGTTCCGGGTCCGTATGGCTGGTGCAGTAATCTTCGACCGCCCGGATCACTGCCTCCCATGTGTACATCTTCTTGCTGTCACTCCGGACATTGATCAGTGCGATTTCCGTATCCAGGCCCTTGACTGACAGCATCAGCCTCCCCACTCCTTTAATCCGGACGGAGTGCATTGCTTCCCCCGCCGGTGCCAGGATCTCCTGGATTAGAGCATCTTTCCTTGCTGACTTGAGCGCCTGACGGATCTTAATCCGCATATAGAGATCGCCGTCAAGGATCTGATCCACTACCTGATGCAGGATGTCCTGCTGCCCGTCTGGCTCCTTTATAGTCTCTGTCTGCTCCATGAGGACTTCCAGATCGGAGATTTTGCTCTCAGCATCCAACTCCTCTTTTACTGCCTGAATGTCACTTTTGGCGAATGTAGGCGTCAGTTCTTCGATGATCGTATCCGGAAGCGTCAGCATGATCGCCAATTTCGCAGAGCCGAACCCTTGATACTTTTCGCTTAATCTTGTCGGGTCCTCCGGATCGGAAAATTTCGTGTGGATATTGATAAACCTCGATACCTGAGACTTGTCCATCGAGTATTCTTTTTCGGCAAATTCAAGATAGGATGAATATCCGGATTCCTGAAGAACATCCGTATCCCTCGCCATCTTGAAGAGATATCCGATCCTCACAAAGCTCTCTGCAGTTTTTCCCATTTCGGAATCCATCGCAACCTTCAGTTCCCGGTATGTAACCTTCTTGACCTCTCCGGTCTCCTGTGTAACTAACTCCATCTACACCGCCTCCATAAAATCTTCTGCGAGTCCCTTTAACACCCGCTCATTATTTGCCTTTCTCAGTTCTTCCAGGTTCTTTTCCCTCTTCACCTTGCTCTCTTCTGCCAGCTTCCAGTCCTTACTGTGCAGACGTTTCTTCAGGACCTTCTGCCACTCTCTGAGAAATCCCCGGATCTCTTCGATATTGGGTTCCTCGTCATACATCCCCCGGTGCTGGCGGATCGTGCCACCCGGTTCCACCTCGATTGTGTAGTACGGCAGTTCCGGCTCGGTCTGCTTCCGGAGGAAACAAATATAGGTCTCTTGGTCCCGGATCCGCTCAAAGTATCGGTCTGTGCTTCCTACGCAGTGATGCAGGGCGTTCCCTTCCGACATGATATCCACCAGATTCTGCGGTACGATGATCCTGTACTCCTCATTTTCGTACTCATATCTTGGTGCGATCTCCTTCAGGATCTCCTCCGCACCCGGGTACTTCTCTCTGAGTTCCTTTGCCCGGCGTTCCTTCGTTTCCGCATTGCGTTTCATTTCCTCGATCATGTCCAGCTTCCGGATCTCTTCCACAGCCTCATCGTGCCGACGCTTGAGCTCTCTTGGACGGTATACCATCTCATCATTGGTACGCTTCCCAAGCCTTCTGCACATCGCCAGATAGTCTTTCCACTGCGTGATTACTTCCGATGCTGATTTTCCCGGATAGCTTGTATCCTGCTGCCTCTTTACGTAGTTCATGACCTGTTCGGGGGTCATGTTCCCAAGGGCAAATTCTGCATTTTTTTCATACAGGCCTGCCTGTCCAGCAAATTTCAGAAATGCGTCTGAGATCCTCTCGTCTGTTTCGTCCCCATACGCAAGCCAGCTTCTCTCAAGCTCTCCTCCGTTCCGGTCCCGCAGGCGGTTGATCTTCTGTCGGTCTCCGATCCGCATGATCTCCTCGATCGTCTTGCCCCTGAGATCCAGAATGCCTTGGTAGGTACCGTCTGACCACATGTGGCAGCTGAGCTCTTCCTGCATGAGCCGGTAAAATCTGCCCTTGAACAGGTATTCTATAAGCCCGATCATGTCCGGGCAATTGTGCAAGATCATGATTTTATTGTATCTTGCTTCGATTCCCGCCGATGCCATCTGCGAAAGCAGCCGTCCCAGATTGATATAGTCTGTGCCCTTCAAGGCTTCTTCGATTCCCGCCGGGTACAGATAGCAATCCCCTGTCGTGCGGTTGGCAGGATTGTGCTCGTCATACCCATCGTAATCATCGTATTTCCCGCACTGCTTATAATAGATCTTTAGACGTTGTCCCCCAAACAGACTGATCTTTGATACAAATATCCGGATCGCCTCAGATACGATAATTTGGTACCTTCCCATAAAAATCGACTGAATGTCAAAATACCTTAGTACAGTCTGCCCAGCCGTGGTCTCCTGGATCAGCATCACCCGGCTCCACTTTTCCGTCTTTTTCCCTCTTTTTTTGATCTGCAGGTCTTTCCCGCATGCGCAGGTGATCACGTCATTGTGGCGGATCCCCTTGATCATATCCGGTGCGATCTTTTTCCCGCAGGACGGACATGTGTACTCATCATCGGTTTTGTATGTCGGATAAGGCTTTTTCCATACTGCATCTGCCGCCCACGCCTCAAAGCCTTCCGGGACTTCGGGGACACTGTCCATCAGGTCTTTTATGCGCTGCTCTCTTCTCCGCTCCTTTTCCCATCTTTTGTCGGACAGATAATTTCTTTCCAACTCATCAATCAGATATATGGTGCTCTGCGGCGCATATCTCATCTTGGACCGCAGCGCCTCTTGTATGATCTCTTCGTCCCGGTCTTCCAGATCGATCTCGATACTGCAATACCAGTAGTCCCTGTCAAATGCCCGCATGAGCTTCTCTGCGGTGTATATATCTCCCCGCAGGATTCCATATTCTCCAGTTTCGACATTCATGAGGTATCGCCCCACATGTACGCAGTCCTTGTAACAGTCAAGGATCAGGAGATCCGTAGTCCTTGCCGCGATGATCCGTTTTCCTCCAAGCGTGCATTCCGGGATCGGCAGGCTCTTTCCCTGTTTAATCTTCATCCCACCACCTCCACGGTACGCCCATCCGGTAAAATGCTATACCAGATGCCCTCTTTTCCATTCTTGCCATCTATTTCGCCGATGGCGATTCTCTGGAACCATCCCGATTCTTTTTCCATCACAAGTGCCAGAATATCCCCCTTCTTTCCTCGTGCCATCGGCTTCTTTCCTCTGGCGATCACAATCCCATCGCCGTTCCCTTCTGCTTTGTCTTTCTGGACCTTTATGCGATACCTGTCCATCTCCCACTCTCGCTCTTGATGGCGGACCATATACTTTATTGCTTCTTTCACGATGTCCCGCCGCGTGAGTTCTTGTGTAAGTGTCAACCGCTCACACGCGATCCTCGTGTTCTCTCCGTCCTCATCGATGGGACCTTCTGCCTCTGCCTTAAAGATCCGATCATCAAGACTGTAATACCGGAAGCAGTCCAGGACATACTCGCATGCGTGGAGACCGCGGTTTCCGCACTTCGTACTGTCTGCGTGGGCAGGGACATTCAGCATATACTGGAATGTTCCATCTCCCATCGTGCAGGTCATATCAGCCTTTGTCGCTTTATACACCAGCATTCTCTCCACCTCCCAGATAATACTCTTTAATCAGCTGCTTTGCCGTACCCATGCCGGGGATCCCGAGCTTACAGCCTTTCTGCGCCCACTCTGGCAGTCCTGCTGCCTTGATGATGTCCTTGTCCACGTTCTCGGCATGGTCTAAGGACCACTTCACGAGCTTCCCGATGCACTCCTTCAGGCTCTTTCCCTTCCTGCGCACTGCCAGACGCATCTCGGGATCTTCAAAGCACTGGATCTGGATGTAATCCAGCCAGTCCGCCATGATCTCTTTGGGCTGCAGTTCCGCCGCTTCGACCTTCAGTTTCCCGTTCGCTGCCATGAGCGCAGTCACAAGCTCCGCCGCATCACCATCGATGTATTCTTCTGCATCCTCTCTATCGATCCCGTTCTCCTCCGCGATCGCATAGATGGCTTCCGTGTCACCTTCCTCTAGCTGCGCGGCCGCCGCGCGGTTGATCTCCTCATAGTAATCAAATTCTCCGAATTTCTCAAACATTTCCTACTCCTTTCCCCCGCCGGGATTTCCGGCGGGCCTTGCTATGTAAACGGGTTTCACTGTGACATGTACCCGAAGGTGGTCTTCTTACTTCCCAGTCTGCATCTGTGGGATTCAGTTTTACTTCTACATATCTCTGGTACGGATATCCCATGCGATCGACGCCGTTATAGATGCTCTCGTGGATAATGTAGTACCCTGGCTTCGGTTTTGGGTCCGTCTTCCATGTCCTGTTAGGCTTGTCCTTGACCGTTTTCTTCGGCTGGATCAGATTCCGGGAGCTCGAGTATCTCTGGCCGACAGCGCTATCCTCCCGGCGGAAGCTTCTTTCTGTCTCCTTGATCAGGTAATCTGCCAGCTGGCTATACTCTCCGTTGCTGTACAGCTGCGTGAACTTCGGGTTCCCTCGGATCTCACCGTTCTTCTTCTGTGTCCAGAGGATCCGGACCATATCCGCTGTCGTTTCCGTCCCTGTGTTGACGTTGTTGACGACAAGATGGTGGTGAATATGCTTCGAAACATATTCTGTTGCCACGATGTATTTCAAATCAAATCCGAACTTCCGATATCTTCTCCTCAGCCTTGCAAGAAAGTTCTCCAGTTCCTTCCGGGCTTCCTCCGGGGATGGTCGTATTTCTTTTCTGTAGGTCAGGACCACATGCCAGTCCCCCGGCTTAAAGTTGGCGTTCATTAATCTCTCCAGATCTCTCCTCGCCTGCCTTCTATTCGCTTCCCGGATCTCCTCCTTGCTCTTCTTCCGGATGTACTCCCCTCTCTCTACCCCTTTTCTCATTCCCTTCGGATAGCATCGGATCGTCTCCCTGGTAGCTCCTGCCTTATATACAATTTCTCTATACATCACAAGTACCTCTAAAGTTAGTCCCTTAATCAAGCCCATAAAGGCTCGATATTTCCTTGCTTTTTCGGTGCTTTTGTGCTACTCTGTATGTAGAGATTTTTGCGTAGCACACGCACCTTGGAGCTGTCCCCACAGCTCCTATTTTTTTACTCTTTTCCGCCCATCAACGCCTCGCCGATCGGTCCGCCGACTGCGAACATAATAAATGTTGTTGCGACACAGCTGACGCCTATACGATTGCTCACAGCCAGCAGAGTGACAAGAATTCCAAGCGCTGTCATCATCAAAATAGCCAGTGCCCACACAATCTGTATCGCTGCTTTCCACACCGCCAGAGCCTCCCGGATCCGGCGGCGGTTTCTTCGTTCTCTCGCCCGTTCAAACCGATCTTTCCGCTGATCGATCACGAAGCAATAGCATTTCCCCATGTTTTTCTCCACCTCTCATAGTAGTTTTCCTGTTCTTTCGATTTAATCCGGATTTTCTGCGCACAGGTATCGCAGAGTCTCTCGTCACCCGGATCTACATAGATCGTGTCTCCGCACTTATCGCACTTGTATCTCACCCTGCTGCCTCCTTTCTTGTTACTTTGCAGTATCCTGCTGCCTTCATGGCATTCTCCTGTATCAGACAGGCTATATCTCTTTTTCGCTCATCAGACAGTTCCTCGAACAGATATTCCTGTCCATCGATCTTGATATGATTCACTATTTTCATTTCCATCACACCACCCCTCTTTAGGTTATGCCGTGTCGTTTGTCCTAGGTTCTTGTGGATCTACCATCACGCCCTAACGACTTCAATGCTGCTTTCGTCTGGTACTTCTGGATCGTCTCTGCCGTAAGAAGCTCCTGACCACGTTTTCCATAATACAGAAGCACCGCCATGAAGCTTATACGCCATACAATCCACTTCGACACTGCGATCAGCAATGCCAGTACCAATAATCCCGTTGGCATCTTCCTCGTCTCCTCTCTACTCCAACAAGCGTTCAATCGGTACGCCTAAGTAATCAGCTACTTTCTGAACCTTTCGAATTCCGGGATCTGTTTTATTCCACTTACAGATACTGCGATTTGAAAATCCAAGATCTTTTTCTAAGCGCCAAACAGATATTCCCTTTGCCTTGCATAATAATCTAATATTGTCAAACAGCACTTTTTTCACCTCCATCATTTACGCAAAGAGAAAATAATCTCATTCTCTTATTGACATTTGGGAGAAAATATTCTATTATACAAATAGGCAATGTGAATATATTCTCATATACCCAGTCTTTTAAATTGGTCGTTTATCAACTGGTGGTATCTGTACGAGAATACTTTCTCCTTACATCCCTTACTATACGAGAATATTTTCTTTTTGTCAATACTTTTTCGAGATTATTTTCTCGTGTTGAGAGGAGAATACTATGACATTAAAGGACCGCGTAAAAAAACTTGCTCAAGAACGCGGTATTAGTCTTCCTGCATTAGAAGCTGAGCTTGGGTTTGGTAACAGTACTATCGTAAAATGGGACAAGTCCACTCCGAATGCAGACAAGCTAAACGCTGTAGCCAAATATTTTGATGTTACAATGGATTATTTGTTGAATGGAAATGATGACACAAGCCTTACTACTCGTGATGAAAGAGATATCTCTAAAATTATAGAACAGACAAAAGAACAGCTACTTTCCCAGGAAGGTCTGATGTTTGATGGCGATCCGGCATCTCCGGAGGCGATCAATTCTATTCTGGACGCAATGCAGATTGGAATGGAAATGGCTAAGAAAAAGAACAAAGAGAAATACACGCCCAAGAAATATAAAAAGGACTGATTTCCATGTGCATAAAGAAACTGGTGTCACGTCTTGTCCGGAAGTATGGGACACGTGATCCATTTGAGATGGTAAAAGGAATGAATGTGATCCTGGTCCATTATCCCCTGGAAGGTGTCCGTGGCTTTTATCAATACTTTCAGCGGAATAATATCATCTATCTGGATGAACGGCTCACAGAGTCAGAGCAGCGCTTCGTTCTCGCTCATGAGCTAGGCCATCTGTTCCTACATAAGAAAGCGAATGCGATCTTTATGGATTCCAGAACACACTTCAACACGGATAAATATGAGCGGGAAGCAGACACCTTCGCGATGGAGCTTCTGGTTCCAGACTCTGTGATCTTCGAGCATCCCGATCTGACGATCAGCCAGCTGGCCCGCCTGACCGGTTACGCTGAACAATTACTTGAATTACGGTTAAAACAAGGGGGAAATTCATGAGTTTTTTCAATTTTTTTAAACCGCATCGATATGATATGGATTCTTTAAACGGTATAAATTCTATTCCTGTTCCGGCTAAAAATTATAATACTGGAGACCCAACAAAGGATTGTATTTATTACGTCTTGCAGCGAAAAGCAACCGAACATAAAAAGAATGGGAGAATGGATTTAGCTATTGCTTGTCTGCGGAAATCCAATGCGTTATCTGATTATGAAAGTCACCCACTTCTATTAGAGAAAGACTATCTCCGTTTAGTAAAATACATTTTGCAAACAGGAGATATCACTCTGGCAGAAGAAGAGGAGGAAAAAATTTATAAACGACATCCAGAATTCAAGGATAGACGTGTTTCTAATCTTGCAAGGATAAAGGAAACTTTAAAACAGAATAGGCAATTTAAAAATGATTTGGTTATTGTGAGTGTGCGCCATTTTTGTCCAACATGCGGAAAATATGATGGTGAAATTTTCTCTATCAGCGGAAAAAGCCAAAAATATCCAATGTTACCATTAGACATCACTCAACATGGAGGATTTTGTCCAAAATGTTATCTTGGTTTGCACCCATATTTTGAGGGAATTTCAACTCCCCCAAAAAACTGATGACTATATGATTGTATTGGGAAATATAGAACGAACCATGAAAATATAATATACTTACCCGGGGAACCGAAGGGGCGATACTCCAGCTTCCGGACTTTTTAGGAAGGAGCTGGTATACATGGTTACATATAGCGATT